GGCACTAGCCTGCATCTCGTTATCTACATACGTTCCCAAGTCGCGAATCCATTGGATTGCTGGTGCGAACCATGTTACACCTCGTCCTTGTCCAATGCGGTCGCGACGAAACAGATGCAAGACTTCACTTGCATCGATTCGCTCTGGAGTTCGCTGAATCAAGTGCTGTTCGCCGGGGTGCTGCTTATAAACGTAATATGCAACTGGCTTGCCCTCTGGCGTGTATTCGATGCCTCGCACGATGGTATTGTCTACACCGACTCGCGATCCAACTAAGTAGGCATCTGCTTCACTTGCTAAGCGATCAGCTTCGATTAGTTCAAGGGCAAAAGGAACAGAACGATAAATACCCTTGTACTGCGTCGATGGTAGCTTGAGCTTTCGTACTAAGACTTCGCCAGCTTCTACGATCTCTCGCTGAATAGCGATCTGCATTTCATAGAATGAGTACTGACCATTAACGTCACAGACTTCGCACCATTCCGCGAACCGGGCGTCCCGAACATCATTGACTAGCTCGACGTCTTCTCCATCAGAGGTTTCAAGAACCGATAGCGGATGAATCCCTGTTCCAACTACGCTGGAGACAATCGTATCGACTACACCCCAAGCATAGCTGTTATCACGCACGAGTTCTCGTGCCCACGCTCGCAATGCGTCTGCCCCAAATGGACCTCGCAACTCCTGATTAGCTGGCTGGTTCTTTGGAGTCCTGTTTGCGTTTAGTCGGTTCGGCTCAGCACCAGCATAGCGCCGCATAGCTTGGCGGTATGCCATGCGTCGAAACCCAAGCTGTGGGCTGATAGCGGCAATGACTTTATCTAATGCCTTACCAATCATGGACGCGGCTTTTGCAGTTTTGCCAAGTAGAACATCCCACCGTTTTCGCGCGCGATAATCATTTCGAGTTCACGCTTACGGTTGATCAAATCATTCAGTGCGAGCTTGCTCACACTGCGACCACCGATGGAATAGCTAGAGACGTTGCCGTCGTAGATTGCCTGCAACGCTTGATCAACTAGTACTAGCTCTTCCGAAGGAGTCATCCTCCCTATCTTGCAGATCAGATAGCAAGACGCTAGTAGTTTGTACTATGGGCGTGGATTAAGGCTCAACAATCTTCCATGTGTTTCCACAGTAGCGGCATTTGACGTAGCGCTTTCTCCCGCGCTTGGCGTAGATAAGACTGTAATTCGTTCCCTCTGGTCGGATAGCTGTACACCGTGAACATGGTGGCGGCTCGATGCGACGAGGCTTAACAGGATCACTTGCTCTGACATCTTGTAATGGCTGGTCGCGTTCGTCCTGCTTGGGCGACACGATGCTCGCTGATTGAGTTATCGGTTTCTTCTGGGAATCCATCCGTTGCTCCTGCGCTTGAATCGGTCCTGACTGCTACTCGGCGGTCGCCTACTTACATTCTGTTGGGTTATTGGTTGAGCTACGAGTTGTGTTTCGGACGGTGCAACTAAACGGATTCCTCTTATCTCGCCGGCAGCGCACGCTAACGCTGTTGCGTCAAGCCAGTGATTGTTATCGCTGCGAACAACCCAGTATTCTTTTGTGCCCTTACCTTCGACAAATTCACTGACCCACTCCTCCGCTACTATGTGCGCACAGTAGGAGAAATGCCCCCTCGATGATGCTGGATTGAACAAAGAGAGCGAACCTTGTCGCATGAGTCGCTTGTCGTCAAACGTCGGAGTCAAAAACCGTTCATGGACGAACCGCTTCCAATAATCTGCATCCAGTTGATACAACCAAACGCCTTGACTCTCTAACCGCTGAGCGTGCAAGTGATCGCCTGGAATCGTCGTTGCTGTAGCCTCTTTTCGTTGGGAATATGGCGAAAACCCTTTAGATGGATGGAACGGTCCACGCACTTGCCGCACAAACTCATAGACGGCTGTCGTAAATGAACCGGAATCAATCAGTACGAAATCTATTGTTCGCTTTGTCCCCGTTGCGTCAACGAACTCTTTAGTCAACAGTTCATCTCTCCAGTGGAGCAAGGCTTGAAAAATCTGCTGTTCGTCAACCGCTAGAGTTGAATCCTTGTCAGTATCGATGACCTCTAGTACGCCATAGTCTACAACTGCTCCCATCGCGCCATGTGACCACGCTGTAATCGCCCAGTGGCATCGATACTTGCCGATATCGATGCCTACAGTAAGAGCAGTAGTGCTAGCTGGTATTTGGCGCCGCGTCAATCCATTGCATCGTTCTTGTAGAAGATCGAGCGATAGCCCTAACCCGACTGGTCCGGATTCTTCCGGTGGGTCGTTATCAATTTCCGTTGCTACTGCGGCTTCACCAAAGTCTGCCACACGATTGTAATAAGCTTGAACTGCACTTAGTTCAATGCTATTCCCATCGCTATGTTCTCGCTTATCAAACGACGACACATTGGATACTACAGCGCCGGACTCTAACTCCTGCTGATGCTTTAACCAAAACTCCCATGCTACTCTTGCATCTGGATCATCCGCCGACCTGGACCGTCGAAGTTCCAGATACTGCTGGACTAAATCCATACGATCCGGTGGCCGAATCATTTTGCGAAAACGTTTGCCACGCCATGAAGGTTTAACGACGGGATCGGTATATCGATAGGCAATACATCGCCGGTTCTGAATCGTGCACAACATTACACGACTGATTCGCGTAGCGCTTGGCCCAAGCCCTGCAATATCGGCTTCTAAGATTTGCTCATTCTTGTTTATCAATACGCTCGATGCCGCTGACTCGCGATCTTCGATATCGTCGATAATTGCAATCGTTGGTCGCTTATCTCGGTAGGCTGTACCACGGATTGGACCATCGATTCCGACGGAAGCTATTACTTGGCCTTTAGCGACTGAGGCAACGTCATTCGGCCAATCTTCTGGCAACTGCCACTTTTCAATAGTCGGGAAGATTAGGTGATCAGCAGCAACTTCAATGTTCGTAAGCTCACCCGCCACCGTTTGCATTCTTGCTCTCGATGACCAACCACCCACGGCTCGGAACGGATAACAAACTTCGGGGAAGTCCGCCGCCAAAGCAGCCGACTGCTGTAGCTTTTCCTTGATGTTAAGCAGCTCGACTTGCGATTTGCTTTGCGACTTGCCGATCACGACTGGAAAGTCGCTCAAGTTCTTGAACATCAGATACACCGAGATAATCATCGCAATCTTTGTTTTGCCTTCACCTCGCGGACCCGCAATACTTTGGTCACCACCATAAAGTGCCGCATCAATAATTGCTTCGACCATCGTTTTGCGATCTTCTGTAAAGGCCTCATAGAAGACACTCGGAAAGTAAGTCTCGCAAAATACAAACGGCGACGACATGCACTTCAATCGTCGGTTTATATTTAGTGGTGTTGGAATTATTAGATCTCGCGCTTTCGCTCGCTTGACCGCCATGCGAATGGCCGCAGCGTCATTCTCCGTCGTTACTGCCTTCGGATTGATTGCTTTGGTCAACGCTTTCTGTATCGCTAATTGCTCCTGTTCCGTTAATTGGTGAATCACTTCCGTTCGCTCGGAGTCCGACAAGGATAGCAGCAATTCTGTCGCGCCCTTCACCCAGCTCGAACTCTTCTCTTTGTTGCTCAAGTGCCAATCGCTCCGCTTCGACATTTGCTGAGTCGGCTGCCAACAAGGCTTTTATAGCCTGAATACGATCGCGATTGGTCGAGCCTTTGTCCGCTGCAATCTTGATAAGTACTTCCATCAAGCCTTGCTTGAATTGCTCGGGTATTGGCCATCGCTCACGCATTGCTCGTGCTATTAGTCGTAAATCGCCGTAAGAATGGTCTATCAGATAAACTCCATCAGTTCGGCCCGAGCTGATGAGTCGTCTTTGATGCACCCCAACAGACAGCTAGTAATCATTTCAGCATCAGGCTGCCGAACCCCACGACACCCCATACATGAGTGATGCGCCTTGAGTACTACTCCAACCCCTAAAGGTTTTAACTCTTCGTGCAACGTTCTTGCTATTTGATTGGTCAATCGTTCTTGTACTTGCGGACGTCTTGCATAGATGTCTACCAATCGCGGTATTTTGGATAGCCCAACTACTTTGCCATTGGGAATATACCCGACGGCAGCCACGCCAACGAAAGGCAATAAATGATGCTCGCAAAGACTTGTAAATCTTATACCGCGAACAATCACCATTTGATCGCTAGTTTCATTGAATACGGTACCCAACGCTGCTGCTGGGTTTAACGCCAAGCCGCTTGACATTTCTTGTAACGCTTTAGCCACACGCTTTGGTGTATCGATCAAGCCTTCGCGAGTGCAATCTTCTCCAATCCAACGCAATAATACTCGCACCGCGCTTTCGGCTTCTATCTGACTGACCATATTTTGTGTTGCTGAACAGATAGGCGCCATTCTGGAAATTCCTTTATAAGTTGCAAACACCAAGCTACCGCTCGCTTATCGATCGTTACTCCATCAAACGCTGGACTAATAAGCTGGTGGGTCGCTTTGCAAGCCGGCTTTGGCACTGCCTGACCGTACCCGCGGACGTACTTTACTTCATCAGCCGTGAGTTGTCTTATGGCATGCTCGGCAACTTTCGGACTTACTGTTACCCAATCGAGTCCAAGATTGCTAACGTCTTTGCTTCCGTTAGTTTCTATCGCACATAAAAACCCGGCTTCGTGCATTGCATCGATTAGGTCTTTGTCTAGCTGCAATGCCGGCTCGCCTCCGGTAAAGACCACCCATAGCTTTTGGTTCACACCAAACCAGTCGCTAGGCTTACCGGTTACACCTTTAGCTTCGGCAATGATTTCTAAAGCCGTTAGCTTACGTCCTGAAGCGAATTCAGTATCACAATCAAACCCACCCGGTGAATCGCTTGCCGGTTCCACTCGGCATCGAAGATTGCATCCTGAAAAGCGGATAAAAACACTCATCTGACCAGCCCGCATTCCCTCACCTTGCGGTGACCAGAACATTTCGTTGATCGTGTATTGTTTCATGGCTTTACCGTGACGATCGAAGTATCGGTTTCTTGTAGGGCTAGCTCGACCACATTCAGGCCTGTGGCTTGCAGTTCGGCAAGTAGGTGTTCGGCCATGTTTTCCGCCGAAGTCGGAAACGGCACTTCGTAGATTCGGCAACACGCTCCCGACGCCAAAAGTGTTTCGCGAGCCGGGTCGGCCGTATGCAGGAGGAGCGTATGGTCGAGCCGGTCAATAAGCGGTTTCACGTGCTTTTCGATATCCTCAAAAAGCATGGTGATGCTTCCGTTACGCGGTTCCTCTACCGTCACGGCAATGCCGTAGCGATGGCCATGGATCGCTGCACATTTGCCGCCGATCTCTTCATTGCGGTGGGCGGCGTAGAACTTGAAGTGCTTCGTGATAGTCATGCCGTTGCCAGCAATGGGTCTGGCACTCCCGCAAACTCAAACGCTTCGGCACGCTCAGTGCATGACCCGCATTTGCCGCACGGCCTGTCGCCGCCGACGTAGCATGTCCACGTTTTTTCGTATGGCACGCCAAGCTCGACTCCCCGCTTGCAGATGTCGCCTTTGGTCATGCTGATGTACGGCGCATAAAGTCCTAATGAATGCCAATCGCATAACTGAAATGCTTCGGTCATTGCTTTTACGAATTTCGGCCTGCAGTCCGGATAGATCGTGTGATCGCCCGCATGAGCTCCGTAGGCGAGCCGGTCGGCCTTGCGAGAAATAGCTACCGCTCCTGCGGCTGCCAGCATAAACATATTCCGATTCGGCACTACAGTCAGTTTCATGCTTGGTTCATCATACTTGCCCAATGGCACTGGAATGGAGGGATCGCTTTGACTGCTTCCAGTCAAGAATGCTGCCAGCGTTGATAAATCGAGCACATCGAACCGTACATCAAGACTATCACAAAGCTGTTTGGCACACACCAGTTCTTTGCTATGCCGCTGCTTGTAATTGACGCCTATAGCTTCGACTGAGTCGCCATAGGCTAAAAGATCATAGAGCAACGTTGCTGAATCCATACCGCCCGACAAAATTACTATAGTTTTCATACTCCACCCATAATTGGCTTGCATGTCGCTTTCGCTGCTATTTTGACGCCGCCTCGTGGCTTTTGATTCACTATAGCTGTGGCTTCTACTTTTAACACATTGGCACAATCTTGTGCGATTGTGTGAGCAAACTGCTCACAAAACATTCCATCATGGCTAAATGATTGAATGTATAGCTTGAACGTCTTGCTTTCGATGCACACTAAAGCTGGCTGATACTCAACGATAATGGTATACCAATCGGGCTGGCCTGTAACAGGACATATTGCACAACACTCATCGCTGCTCAGCGTGATGCTCTGCAATCCACTCGGGGCAGCAAACGTCTCAAGCCCATCAAACTTTGCTCGCGCCGTTCCTAGTGCCTTTAAGTTTTCTATCATGCGTTGCCTTTGAAAGTGCGATCACAACGGTCATTGGCATTTATTGCAAGCCGTAGATCTAAGTTTTTGTTCCATCCAAGGTTTGCAAACAACGGACCCCACTTCTCCCTACAGCTGTCTTCCAGTTGTAGATACCAAAGCACTTCCGCTCGCAAATCCTGAAAGCTGCCTCGAATACTCATTTTACCAAACGTTTTCCATTGCCCGAAACCGCACGGCGCTAATTCCCACGATGAGGCGTCCGCCGAATGGAACGGGTACTGCAACAACATTTTATCCTGAGTCCAGCCGAATGAGTGCATTTTCTTTGGCCAGACTTTCGCAAAACACTGATCGTAAAACTTCATGCTGTCTTTGATTGACTCACCAAAACGACATGATAGTCCAATTTTATCCCACCCTGCTGCATACTCTTTTAGAATGCCCCAGTCATCGCCAATGTGAAAAACTGGCATTGCGTTCACGCCAGCTTCTTTCATAGCTATCGCATTTGCCAAAGATCCTTTAGCCGAACCAATTACGTCCAGTCCGATAATCTCTGCAAGCGTATTGTCTTTTGCCTTTATGGCTTTGCAAAAGTCTATGTATTCTTGCAGCTTGATTTCGAAACCACTATTCCAGGCGGAGTATGCTCCTGAGTCCAGCATCCAGTCTCGGTAAGCATATTCGCTTTGCTTTTTCAGAAACCCATCGACATAGACGTACGATATCAGAATGGCAGGTAGTCTTGTCGCTCCAAACTCTTTGCCGCTTTTCATCGCTTTCAATGTTTTCGTTCCCTGGGCCTGCGGCACGTGTGCAAGATGGATAGTTGGTGCATTGAACTCTTCAGTCATTGCCATACTTTTCTATGCAAAACTAACACGTTTCGCGTTTTGTATCGTTGCAAACCGATGACCTCAAATCCTTTCGCCTTATAAAATTCTACTGCCGGTGCGTCTTCAGGAACTTTCAACCTGACTGCGTAGACATGCTGCCTCTTTGCAAGATTGAACAAACAATTCATCAATGCAGTACCGATACCTTGCCCTTGGCTGTTTTTATCGACTGCAAAGGCATATACGACGGTTGTTCGATCTTTGCTAGTATGATAATGCAAAAACCCGTTGATTTTTCCATGCTTCGTTTTACTAACTATGACCTCACCCGCAGCAACGGGGTTTACAAAGCCGCCTTTAGGAAAAAAACCAAGAATGTCGCAGTGTTGTCGCGCAATGGCTACTATACGGTCTATGTCGTCCTGACACGCAAGTTGTATCTTACTGTCGGGCGGCATATTCGACACATAGCATTGTCAGAAAGTCAGCAAGATCTTTTGCTTCTGCAACTGTGTTAATTCTTGTCCACTGGTCTTCGGTAAAATGCACGACTCGTGCGACCTTTGAATCACTTTCGTATGGTGGGCTATTATCTTCTTGTGGAGGGGTCCAGTCAGCCGATAGCAACGGGTCAATGATATAGTCTGGCCATACCAATTGTGCCAGACTATCTTGTTGCTCTGTTAAGTCTTTGAGCAACGTTGATAGAGCTTCGCTATCCTGTTCGGCCATTGATGCTAACGGATCCAGCGTTACTAGAATCTTGTCTGCCTCGGACTCACTTACATCGAGAATCAATACCGGCACTTGTGCATCTAAAGCCGTTTCTGCCCTAAGGTGACCATCAATGAGCATTAGCGATCCATCACCAAGCTCACGAGCGAGGCATGCATCTGCAAATCCTATTTCGGCAAGAATGCCACGGAGCGCGTCTTGCTGCTGTTTTGGATGCTTGCGCCAGTTCTTTGGATTTGGCCGCAGGTCGGATGCTGCAACGAAACGCAGTTCCTTGATTCGATTGCGAATCAACATCTATAGTACTCACTAGATAAATACGTAACTCCCCCAACCCCACTCGAAGCTGAGCAAACGACTTAAGTCAAATCAACCCCAAAGCCTAAAAAATTTACCAAAAACATCGAATTTTCTTGCACGGAGTTGAACCTACCCGATCC